TGAAGTTCCTTTTAGTTGTATAACCGCTCCTCGTTTAGCATCAGTAAAGAATTTATCCATTCCCCACTTAGTATAACTTTCAGGATTCATACTCACGCCATACTCTTCAATACGTGCAATTTGTGTACCTAATACTTCAGGTACAGATGCAATAGAACCTCCGCCTGTTGAATCGGATAATAAGTTCTTTCCTGATAGTACATAAGATATTTTATCTTCCTGTAGTGTCAGTACATCTGTTTCTCTACCATCAATAAGATATACGGGACCATATGATTCTTCTAATGGTTTAAAGTTTAACAAGCCAAGATTAAATTCATTCAGCTTATTTACATTAGATTCATCATTATAAATACCACTGTAAGTTAAATCTGCAAATCTTCTTACCTCTTGATAATCTTGAGCAGATGTAGTTGTAACTCTGTTACCTAACAATAAACTTTTACCATCTATCGAATCTCTAACTTGGAAACTTTCAACTCCATTTCCAAAAGCATAACAGTTAAAGAATGCAGTATCTACAATAGCAGATTGAACTGCATCTTGGTTCTGTACGTTACCCTCGTGGAATCCTGTTGCAGGGTCAATTGCGAATGACTCTGATGATTCATACCACACATCAGGTGCAGCGTCTTGAGGTTGTGTTTCAAATACCAATAAAGAATTACTTCTAATTACTTCAATCTTTACCTTTAAACTTACTCTTTTCTTTTTACCACTATATCCTTCAGAACTCTTAACAGTAAACATTGTCCTACCATTAGGACCTACACCTGTTCGGAAAACACAATTAACATTAGCCGCACCACATCCCCCTAACGAGCCATTTAAAGTACTGTTATAACCCGGTCCTGTAACTCCTGTTCCCTCATTAGATGCTTGAGTTTCTAATGCAACTGCTATATTGTCTCCATCAAACCAATCTTTGAAATTTGAATACTCCTGAGATGCAGTAAACGTAGCATCAACTCTCCAAGTTCTTTGAGGAACTCCTCCCGCAAAACTACCTGTGTTACCACGTCTGTGGTTATCAATAAATATATTTATACGAGACCCCGCAGGTATAGTGTAGTCAATATAAGAACCGGGTGTTGCAGGGTCTTCCCTGTCAACAGGATAATCTACAATTCTACAACCGCTTCCTGAACTACTAAACTCCCCATATGCAACTACAGGTAAATCACCTACAGTAGTCGCAAAATCTGTTGCCCTCATTTTCATATAAACACCTTGAGGAACAGGTATCTCAGCACCGGTCACATCAACAGGAGCAGGGTCTAAGAACTCTCTCTCCTGTGCTTTTTTATCTAAAACAGTAGCAAATGCACATCTATTAATGGGACCATTTGTATCTCTTTTAACTGTCAACAAATCTCCTTCTTCTACTTTCTGTGCATTCTGCCCTTCAAGTAAAAAGAAATCTGCTGATGATGTTGGGTCACGGAAAAAGAAATTAGAATATACGTTGAAATAATTTTCTTTGTCTGCTTTAATACAGAACTTATATCTTGTCGCCCAACTTGGAGCAAGTTGTGTTGTTGGTATATCTACTCGAATTTGATTTGCAAACTCAGATAATGAACAAGGTACATTTACCGTGTTGTTAGGACTCACTAAAGCAGTTGTAGCTCTATTGAAGTCATCCATATAAATAATACCTACCTCATAGCTTCTGTTACTATGTAAACTTTTAGGGTCTCCTATAGTTTGAAATGTTGCTGAACCAAAAGTAACGCTATAATATTCATATGCCCATTGCGTTATAGCTAATGGGTCATCAACAAATCTCATAGCAGGGAGTTGTAATTTAATCTCTGTAGACGCAGGGGATACAATAACTGCTATGGGTTCGTTAGGACCATTTATACCGGACTCAAATTTACTTAAAGTATCCAAAGATGTAGGGATACTACAGTTAAATAAATCTGTCAGAGTAGAACCTAAACAAGCGTCTGCTACAGTTTCAATGTTTGCAGCAGTACCAATTTTATCTAAAAAGTCTACGCTAATTCCTAAATCATAAGGACTCGCAAAGTCTTGTGGCAAAATATAAGTAAAGTTTATTTCAGTCTCAGCAGTCGTAGCAGTTGGAGGGTTTGGACCTGTAAATCCAAAATGCTCAAATTTAATTTGCAGTTCAATTATTGCACCCGCTACTAAATCTAAACCATCTAAATCAAATGAAACGATAGCATTAGTAACTGTATTAGCACCATCAATAGAGTAATTTCCATCCTCAACTGCATCAGGTACTTCCTCTAATCCTATCTCTTCTGAAACAAGCTGAGTAGTAAACTCAAGTTTTGTGGGAAACCCCGACAAACTTACAATGTCATACTGCTCTAAGTAGTTTCCATAAATCAACCTGTTACCCATTAACGTCTGAGCCTTAGCAAGTCTCGGTACGTTATCGTATAGTCTTAATATCTCACTGTCAGGTAAGATTGTAAATATTTTACTATTGCTAAAAGTGTAAGTAAAATCTGTATTATCTACAAGACCTAACTCTTCTTTATCAAGTTTCTCAATAACTCGAATACTTCCTGTCTGCATATCCTTCCATAAAAGGTCTATACCTTTTACAAGAGGTCCTCCTGAGTTGTATGTTAAAGTAGATTGGTTTGTTACATTTAACATCCCTTCATTTAATCCTGTAGAAAAATCATATCTGAATGCTCCGGGTATAAATGATGGATTTGAAAACTGAGATGTAGCTGAATACTCTCCGTCCTCGTATCTGTATCTGTATGCAAAACAAACAAATCGGTCCTCTAAAAAAGTTTCTTGAGAGGACGTGCTTATAGGTTCAATGTCTAAAGATGTTATAGGTGGTTTCTTAACCACGAGAATATCTTCATTTATAATTTGGTCAATATTACCAATTGGGTTTGGGTAGTTCCTGTTTATGTTTATGAAACGTGGAGCGTTATAATCATCAGTAAAAAACAACAAGTCCTCTATTAAGTTGACTCCCGTTATTAGATACTGTTCATCAAAATTTAAAGTTGAATTTATACCGCCACCATCATCAATACTAATTACGTGATACGTTAGTATATTAAGTACTGTGTTATATGATACAATTAAATCAAGTTTATTAGTAGTTCCTGAAGAACCGGGAAACGCAGGGTCGTGAACAAACCAATACACGGTCTCGTTAGCACCGTCTTCATAAGCACCAATACATTTGGCTGAGTTAGATAGTTGCTGACCACCGAACTGTAAATTAGTCAACTGAGTGTTTCCTTTAGTAGTTTCAACAGAACCCACTTCACTATCTTCAGTAGAACCCAATCTTACATTTAATGCATCTACATACTCACCATTAGGGACAAGTCTCTCATCGAGACTTTTATTCATCCTCCCTAAAACAAAATTTCTTTGTACGTTAGCCATATTACTTCAACCATTTATCCTTACCTCTCATATTCATTAAGAGTCTGCCCGGATGTATATTACTAATTCTAATTTTTGCATTTCGTAGTAATGCACCTTTACGCTTACGTGCTCTTGCAATCACATATTCTTGAACACCTAATTTAGAATTTAGTATGGCATACTCAATGTAAGCATAAACATATTCTTCAAAGAGTTTATTTACAGTTACGCTTGAGTCGTTACCATTCTCCATACCATCCGAAACATATTCAAGAATACACTTTTGGTTTGCCATATCAGAGCTAAAGTTTATAACTCCTGATTTTTTGTCAATGCTGAATGTGGGATTCCTATTTGCAGTTTCAGTATTCAAACCAAAACGTGCACCTATTTGATAATCAAAATACCACTGCCCATCACAACAATATCCTTCGTATCCGTTAAATGGATTATTAGCGTTTAAGTAAATAGATTTTTTACTACCTATAATTCTGTCATAATCTATATCAGAATATTGAGGACTTAAAGCATTACCATCAACATCAAATAATATTCTACAGTTATTGTCCTGCAGATAAGCACTACTCCAATTAGTTTGAATGTTCTCAGTTAATGGATACAACAATCCATCTTTGTATACTGAGATTCTAACCCAATTAACATAGTCTGACGGCATAACAAATCTAAGCGTATTACACACGTCAAGTTCTAATATTTTTATTTCTTTAAACGCATCGTAGTTAAGCTCTTGTATTGCTCTTTTAGCGTGGAATAAAACCTTAAATCTCTCTTCGTTATTAATAAGGTTATGGTTTCCCGCATACATCAGCATAAAGTTGTTTACGATGTCATACAAAGACACGTACTGATAAGACCCCCAATTAGCGTCTTCAGGTACTGCACCTCCGTTTTCGTAATATTGATATTGTGATATATAAGGCATAGTTTATTATTTTTCTTGTTGGTCTTCCATATTTTCTAATCCTTGACCAAACTGCACTGCAGCTACTTCTCGGATTGACATACCCGCATATTGTAATATCTTCAACACCAATGTTGGTTCATCTGATATAGACAACTCAAAGTCTTGATAATCAGGTTGTGATTGGTCAAACGATGGCTCACCACCAATTAAGTTTACATACGTCCAATTAGGGTCACGTGGGTATCTAATGTATTGACATTGTACCGCTCCCATAGTATTAATGCTTGGCGGAAACAATGACAATGTAGGTTCCTGTTGCGTATACGCAGGGAACATTGTTGATGGTGCGGTAAGTAATGAATTGTTTAGCATAGTAATTTTACTATGTGTTACTTTCTCTGCTTCATTTACTACACTATCATCATATATTACATATTCCTCTCCAAGATTTGGAAAGATATCCGCAGGGTTTCCATCAGCATCTACCAATACAATTTGAACAGGATTTACAGTTTCTGCGAAAGCAACTTCATTAGTTGTAACATTTACTACTATATCTCCCGGCTGAACTCCTGCTGCTACAAAATTAGTTGTACTATCTATTAGCGTTTGAAGAAATGTAACATCATTAGTCCCACTTGCCAACAGTCTTGTATACGTTAATACCTTATTAAGTAAATAATAATTATCATTTGTCGTAAGAAGACTTGGTGTGAAGAATTTATTGTTTGTTTGATGCAGTAAAAACTTTGTCTCAGAAAAAATATTTATTACTTCCTCATAACCTTTAGTAATATCAGCATAACCCGTACCTGATTGACGAGCATTCTCTTTATTCAATTGATAGTTATACTGATAAAAATAATCCTCAAAGATATCTAACTGTGCTTGTTTAGCAAACAAGTTAAAATCAGAGGGAGAAATGTAACCGTAATTATTTTTATTCAGTATAGACAATACCGTATTTCTAACCGAATTTATCATATGTAAATACTTTATTACAAAGATACATAAAAAAAAAGAGGGGTAGTTAAACCCCTCTCTGTTGCTTAGTGAACAACTGCTATAGTTGTTTTTCTAAAAACTGTAACACATCTACACCATCATCAGTTTTGAACCAATCAGATAAATATTCTATTGGGTCTACTCCAAATGGTATAGTAGTCATTCTTTTTTTATTACCTTCAAGGTTAAAGTGAACATCTCTTTTCTTGTTTCTAAAACCTAAAATTTTATTGTCAAAGAATTGTTGTATTGTAGATTGAAGTTTTAGTGAAGGGTCTGATAGTGCTCTTAAAAAAACTTGTGGGTTTCTTTTAGCAAATACCAATACATCTCTTTTAAGTTCTGCAGTTGTAATAGTAGTTACATCCACATTAAATAAAACCCTACCTACATTTTCAAGTTGGTCAATAGATAAAGATTTAGCTTCAATTAAAGCATCAACCTCTACATTTAACTGATTTACTTCTGCTTGTGCGTCTTTACCAAAATCAACCTCTATAAACTTCTTTCCGTTGAGAGGGTGATAGTGTAAAAACTCTTGAAGAATAGGATTGTTCTTTGGTACACGTAACATACCGTCTTCAAAAACAATAGGTTCAACAATTGCCGTTCCATCTTGTTCATCTTCAAAACAACTCTTTTGATTTCTTGCGTATCGTAACGCTCGGTTGTAGCCTTTTTCTTCATCAAAATAAAGTAAAGGACTTCTACCTGTATTTCTTGAGGGGATAATGCACGACAAAGGTGCTCTGTTTCTTGTGAGTTTATAAACTCGGTCTTTCAATTCTAATTTCATTTTAATTAAATTTTAAATTTATAAAAAAGGATAGGAGTGTCTTTGAAGACACTCCCTCCCTTTATTGATTATTAGTCTTCGAATAATACGAAGTTGTTTGCACCCATAGTACATACACATCTTTCTGATAAGAAGTGAACCTCCATAGCATCTAAGCTACTTGTAGCTGCACCACCTGCAGAACCTGTAATCCACGTTTTGTAACGTCTGTCTTCAGTTTCTGAAGCACGGTAACGTACGTGTAAGTATGGTCTTTTAGCGTTCTTACCAAGTACTTGGTCATATACAGATGTAGAACCTGCAGGAACCAATAAACCGTTGATGTGACCTGAAGACGCTCCTGTTGCGTTTCCTCCACGCATAGTTGGGTCGTTCAAGTATTTCCAATCAGTTTTGTAGAAGTCATATCCTCTACGGAATCCTGAGAATCCTAAGTTAAGAGCCATTTCCTCATCGTTGTCAAATAGTCCGTAAGAAGAACCACCTGCACCATAAGAGTTCTGAGCTGCTAACATATCATCAATAGCAAATCCAAATTGTCTGTCAAGGAAAAGTACGTTCTCCTCGATAGCTCCTTGAGAATCTAAACGTCCAATAATAGTATCAAAATCAGCAAGAACATTTGGAATACCACCTGTCCATAAATTACCTCTTTCTCCTACAGTATAGAAAATACCTTCAGAACCTTTGTTACCATAGTTAGGGTTAATAGCACCTGTTGCAGCACCTGAACCTGCTTCTGCAGGAACTGCCTCAACCATAGCGGTTTCAAGATAATCATCGAATCTCAAACGAGTTTCGTGCTCAGACTTCATATACCATAAGTATCCTGATGCTCCGTTTTCAGTGGTTACTTCTACCCAACCGATTTGAGCCATATCAGAACCTGATACTGCATATTTGTCTTTGATAATAATTGGTGAGTTCTCAAAGATGTAGTCATCAGACTCAAGAGAACCTTCCATTCCAACAGTTCCTTTCTTAAATTCAGAACCGTAGATAAAGATAGTAACGTCAGCATTTCCAAGACCTGTACCTGCAGTTACAAGACCACCTGCTTCATAGAAAGCAACAGTAGCTTGAATAGGAGAAACAGTAAGGTCAACGTCAGTAACGATACCTTTGTTCTCTCCTGAACCGTCATTTTGAATTACAACAACAGTCTGTCCTTCTCTCAAAGC